ATTTAGTGCGGAGTATCTTCCAGATATCCTACAACATTTTGAAATGTTTATTCGTGGTTCAGGTTTTCATCCATCAGGCACCTTAGAATATGTGAATGAAGATGACTGTGAAGGATGGCACAATGAAGAGTTTGATACACCGCAAGAAGAACCTGTTTATACTTGGAACAATACAAGTGCAACATGGCCTTTTCCAAAAAGTAATCCGACTGAAGATGTGAGTAAATTGGGTGAAGAATGGTATGGTGTTTCACCATCTACCGCAATGCAATGGACTGTGAATGAATTGATGAAAGGTCCAATGACTGTGCAATCAAATGCTGAGAAGTGTTCAGTTTGTGGTCTTAGTTTAGAAACAATGAAAACTCAAAAATGTTGGGATAAGTTTTGCCCAAAAGGAAATGATGCCTACTAAAGATGAAATGGCAAAATTTGCCAAGTCTATAGAGTCTCTTGTTGCAAATACTGATTACAATTACATAGAAGCGATTGTTGACCATTGTAAGACAACTGGTCTTGAAATTGAAGTAGCTGCAACATTGATTAACTCTAATCTTAAATCAAAGATTGAAGCAAACGCAATGGATAATAATATGTTAAAAGATAAAGGTGCTCGATTGCCAATATGACTGGTTATGAAACATTTGAAATCTATCAGGCACTCAAGTTACACTTTACATCGGATTCTTACGATTACTTCAAATACAATGGTAAGACCAGTGTTAGTGTAACTGCTTTCGAAAATAGAAAAGACAAATATCATTTTTACAAACTATCTCGTAAATGTAATAACAAAGATGATTTGATTAATTTTGTTGTTGCCAATTTTGTAGAAGATGAGAAGTCTTGGGTGGGTAACCTATTGATGGAAGAAGCAGATATGAATTACCGAAAACGACAAAAGGTAATTCAATCGCTATCATATACATTTGAGAATGATTTAACGAAGATATTTGACGGCTGTTCTAACCCTAACGACTTGATTGTTGTGCATGATGGTGACTATCCTAGTCTATTGACGAAGACTTTACAGAGAGATATACAGATTGAAACCTTGTGTATTCTCAATGACATTCTTGGATTCTTTCCTATGTGGTCTAAGAAGATATCGGACACTATTCGGTGGCCAGAATACAGGCGAAAATGCACCAAGTATGCCACATTTCTTCCCAAGGATAGTGTAAAATATAAACTTATATTGAAGAAGGTGATACATGATTGAGAAAATTTACCTTGATATGGATGGAGTATTGTGTGATTTCGAAAAACGATATATGGAATTGTACAATGAAGCACCAAATTCAAGCAGAGACAAAAAGAATTGGTCTGTAAACTGGACTGACTTTGTTATGTCGAAACAATTTGAAACCTTGGATATCTTTCCAGGTGCAATTGAATTGTTGAGATATGTAAGACGAACAGAATTACCAATTGAAATACTAACCTCATCTGGTGGTGCAAAGTATCATAATTTAGTTGCCGAACAGAAAGATATTTGGTTAAAGAAACAAGGACTCGCATACAAACGAAATGTGGTTCCTGGAAGAGGTCTGAAAGCATCATATGCAACTCCTGATACCATCTTAATTGATGATACAGAAGATGTGATTTTTGCTTTCAACAAGGCAGGTGGTATCGGTATACTTCACAAAGATATCGGTGAAACTTTGCAAAAATTAGATAGTGTGCTTGCAAAGCAACTAAATAATGTGATATAATGATACTGTGAACAAAACGCTATACAACAACATACATTTTATACAAGGAAATAATATATGAGTTCATTCGCAAACCTCAAAAGAAGTCGCAATGATTTGGATAAATTAACCAAAGCAATTGAAGACACCACATCACCCACTTCTAAAGAAGCTGGGTCAAAAGACGATACCCGACTCTGGCAACCTACTGTTGATAAAGCAGGCAATGGCATGGCAGTTATTCGCTTTCTTCCCGCACCTGCGGTAGACGGTGATGATGCACTACCTTGGGTTCGTAGATTCGACCATGGATTTCAAGGTCCAGGCGGTTGGTATATTGAAAACTCTTTGACAACTCTTGGTCAAAAAGATCCAGTATCAGAGTACAATACTACATTATGGAATTCTGGTATCGAAGCGAACAAAGAAATTGCTCGCAAACAAAAACGCCGTTTGCATTATATTGCTAACATTCTGGTCGTATCAGACCCAAGTAATCCATCAAACGAAGGTCAAATCAAACTGTTTAAGTTTGGTAAGAAAATCTTTGATAAGATTACAGAGGCGATGAATCCCGAATTCGCTGATGAAACACCAATCAACCCATTTGATATGTGGGAAGGTGCTAACTTCAAGTTGAAGATTCGTAATGTTGAAGGCTATCGCAACTATGACAAATCAGAATTTGCTGATAAGTCTGCATTGCTTGATGGTGATGATGAGAAACTTGAAGCACTTTGGAAGAAAGAATTTTCTCTCAAAGAATTCACCGAACCATCCAACTTCAAATCATATGAAGTGTTGAAGGCGAAACTTGATAAAGTTTTGGGTTTTGATGGTGGTTCTTCTGTAAAGACAAAGGCAGAAGATGCAGTCTTTAAAAAGTTTGATGATGAAGATGTTGCAGTAATCGATAAAAAGATTGTTGAACATGATGACGAAGACTTAGATTACTTTAAGTCTTTAGCAGAAAAAGAGTAAAATCTTTTATGCAAATTAAACCCCGCCTTGTGCGGGGTTTTTTATGCTGCTTTCGCTTCTGCTCTGCTAGTGTTTCTGATATTCGTATTGTTGTTAGTAATGCCAGCGTTAATAACAGTTGGTGTTTGTCTCTTCTCTTGTTCTCTTTGATTGACTGCAACTTCTGTTGAAGCTGCAGCAAGTTGTTTTCCACTTTGTTTTCCAGTAGAAGGATCTATAGTCGCTCCACCAGAACTTGGAATAATACCACCATCGGGAGAACCAGGCTTACTTCCCATTGCAACAATATGCCAATCTTCTTGTTTAGATTTATCTATCGGTTTTCCATTAATTTTAAAATCTGGTGAATAAACAGGTCTAGTTAATCCAAATTTTTCTAACCATCCAGTTGATTTGTCTGCTGGTCCAGCAAGAACATTAATTCCTCCGTCCCCCTTAGAATTAACATCTATTGCAGTACCACTTGAATGTGGTGAACCAGCACCAGATAATCCGTCAATACCTTTTAGTGGTGCTTTTGGTTTACTAACAATTTTATTTTTTTTACCTCCTTGCACCCATCTATCATATAATTCTTTCTGTTCTTCATTACTTCTATAACCAGAAGTGACAAATATTTTTTTTCCTGTTTGTTCTTTGAAAGCTTCTGTCATTGCTGTCATTCTATCAACAAGAGTTTGATTTAAACCAACAATAGTAGTATCTGATTGTATACTAACAAGTTGTGAAAGAGATTTTGTACTTCCTGTAGATGGAGTAATAATTTTTGATGGTTCTGGTGCTGGTGCAGCTGGTGCTGGTGCAGCTGGTGCTGGTGCAGCTGGTGCTGGTGCAGCTGGTGCTGGTGCAGCTGGTGATACTTTCGATACAACTTTTTTTCCTACTTCAAATATCTTATCTTTAATCTTTCCAGGAACAGCTTTTAATTCTGCTATCTTTTCTTCTTGTTTTTTTCTCTTTTGTTCTCTTAACTCTTCTACTTTTGCTTTCTTTTCTTCATTTGAAGTAACTAATGAATCTCTTCTTGCTTTTAATGTTGCAATTTGTTCATTGAGTAGTTCAATTGGTGTTTTTACTTGTATTGGTTCCGATTCTGCCGGTGTTTTTTCTCTACTGATTCCAAAAAACTTTTTCAATTTTTGAAACTTATCACTAAAGAACTTACCGATACTATCAATAAAGTTACCAACTGTTTCAACAATTGGCGCTAAGAAGTTGATTACATCATCAAATAGTTTACCAATACTGTCTTTACCGAACGCACCAAGAGTTATGAAATCTATAAATTCAACAAAACCTTTTTTGACACTAGCAAGAATGTCGCCAGTAACCATAAACTCTTCATACGCTTTATAGATGCCACTAGCAATAGTTGTGAGTAAGAATGTAATACCAATAATTTTTAAAGACCCTAATATTTTACCAACTGCAAAATATTTACCTAATGCACCTAGACCAAATATGTCCAGTATGCTTGTCATTATTCTTTCTAATGGGTCTTTTTTATCGTCTGTTTTTTTCTCTGGTGTTGGTGAACTTCCGGTTTCATCTTCACTCTTTTGTTTCGCCATGTCCACTTCAAACTTAGCTTCTCTTTCATCAGCCTTTAAAAAGAAAGCATCGGCTTTGTTGGTTGGTTTTCCACCTTTTAATTTAATTAACCAAACAAGATTTTGTCTTGCTACATTCAAATCACGAGCAAAACTAGGCAAAGAAACCATACTCTTTGCAAAAGTGTTTATTATTTTAAGAAAATTTGGTTTCTCTTCAGT